CCGACGTTATACGGGGCGCATCTATGCTAGCATGCCGACGGCGGCGCCGAAAGCGCCGGCGTCCGCGACGGACTCCACGATGTCCATGACACCATGGCCCAAGCTGGACGCACCTTTGATAAGATCGTTCCAGGCGGTGTCGCTCATGGGTGCGTGGTACGTGTGAGACGCGGTGGCCGGGTTCAGCGGGGCGAACCGCACCCTGACCTCCATGGTCACCAAGAACTCCACTCCCACGGGCGTGTCTGCCGTCGTTTCATTAAGAAACACGATCGGTGATAATGCGCCAGGGTTCATGTTGGTCTGCCATTTCCCACCGGTTGCCACTTCGGGCTGTTGCATGACGGGTGCAAATGTTGCATACTCATTCATGTTCAGGGGGTAACCTGAGCTGACGACTCCCCGCAATGCCAGCTTCCCGCCGGTCAAAATGCGCGGCGTGTAGTATGATACTACATTGCGAGCGAGCTCGTCCCACGTGCCCGTAGTCCCCCCCAACGCCAACTGTTGGTTCACCCGAGTCATCATGAACAGCCCCGAAGCATTATTCAACGCCTGCGGGTTCATCACCTGAACCGTGTATTTCGACGGTACGATCTCCGCGCCATGGCCCAAACTGCCCAATGGACTATCAACGAACACAGTGTTGGTGCCGTCGTCGAAAGCCTTAGTAGCGTCCAAAGGGTAGGCAGCAATACTGCTGAGCCAATTGCGTCCAGTGTACGTGGGTAAATAAGCCTCCTCAAGCAGCCACGGGCACAACAAAATAATGCGTGCCTGACTCGTGAAGGCACGAGTGACACGTATAGTTGTGTAAGGCCCCACCGGCCGCGGGAGACCCAAAGGATGCGTGAGTCTTGCGTCAAGTAAGAGGTGGTGCGGCACTCTATGAGTCCGCCGCCCGCTGCCAAAAGGACGCCGTGGCAAAGCGCCTGCGCCTTGGGCGAGAACCCTCGTGGCGGTGGCACGGGTGGCCGCCTTGCCTTTAACCTGACGCTTAGTCTTGCGTGTCTTCTTGATCACGCTCTTCCCACGTTTCGCCATGCACTGCTAGTGTGATGCGGCCGCCAGCTTTCGCCAACGGAAAAAGTAAAATCTCTCGTCTCAAGCGGGAGTCGCTTTATGCACCCAAGTGTTTTACAACTTGTAAAGTGCTGGCCTGCTTTGAGGCCGCGAGCGTCGGATATTTATTTTGTGTTGCCGACAACTCGCAGACACCGTGGCCGCCCGGGCACGTGCCCGACATTGCCACTCATGCCTCCGCCGATTTTCCTGTACATCCCGACACGCCGTGGACCAGGGCTCAGACAAGCCAGGAATCGAAGGGTTCCGTCCGCTTGGCTCATGCGGGTGGTCGGAGACCGGTTCCACATCGACCGTGGCTCTCACCCCCGCCCACAAACGTGTCACCCGGATACGCCGGGCCTCGGTACCGTGCCATTTAACACTGGACCCCTAACCAACCACAGCGCCTCACGGCAGAAGTGACCAGCTTCGACTTCTCCTCATACGCTGCACAACCAAAATGGTGTTTGCAGCTAGTAGGTGCCTACCGCATAGGGGGTCTCGGGTTTGGATTTTATGGACTGGCCAGTCCAACCGCAGGGGCGTGGCGGAAATCCATAGGCCTTCACCTCAGACGACGGGTCTGGATCGTCGCACACCGTTATTGGTGGGTCAGGCTCTCAGTTCGCTCACGGCGGCAAGCGAACCAGAAGAACAAGGCTGGCTAAGGGTGCGGCCCCCTTCAGTGCGTGAACCCGGGCGAGACGGTAAAACCCCCATATCTACCACGCACAACACCATCTCCCGTCGGGGCATTTCCTCCCCAACAGCTCCCTTGGTAAAAGTGAATTACCGATGCAGCGGCCCTTGCTGACACCGACAGCGCGAAGCATGCCAGTGCCCGCGGACCGAATTCGTCTTATCCAGCGGTGGTCTAGATGCTCCCGCCCACCCGCCAACGGGTGGGAATGGAGCGCCCAAAATCATCGTGCCGATCCAAGCTGTGGATATCCCACATGGTCTCGTTAAAGAACTGCAGCTCATTATCTGTAGCTGTGTAATCCAAAGCTTCCAGAAAGGCTTTCTCGTCGGCCGCCGTCACGGCACCGTTACGTGCCATGATCAGATCACGGACGTCGTCGGCCGACGCGCCCTCGGCGCCCGTGGCGCGTATGCTCATCTCGCGGTCCTCAAAATTTGATCTCTTAATATGCGGTAATCGATTCGCGTACGTCAAGTACTTGTTCGAGACCGTCGGAATCTTCCCCGCGAAATCAGCCGCCCTTGCAAGCGAAAACGCGCTCACGATTCGCATGAGCGTGTGGAAGTCTTCGTGGCTGCAGCCACGCTCCGGGTCTTCCACATTTACGCAGTCCTTCAGCGCCTGGATGATGGCTGGTGAACATGAAACGGCTCCCTTGAGCGCCCTGGGTAGCTCGGGACAAAACACACCTGTCGGCACCACACACCCGGTCTTGGACCCTGGGTCCGTCTCGGTGAGCCCTATGTGGCAACCAACGATGGTCCCTCGCTTCCTAGCGAACTCCCATTTCATGTTGAAACCTGCGCGGTCCCAAAAGGCCAACGCTGAGATGGATGCGGCAATACTGCCGTCCGGGACCCGGTACTTGTCCCCCAACTCTCGCGCCTTGACCTTGCCGTCGCGGAAGGCCTTTGCGTCATCCGCCGATACGTTGCACAATTTCGGGCTGGTGCTCACTCCGGAGTCATCGCCCTCAAACATGCCGTAAAACCATCGGCGTACGCCCGCAACATCTTTCGCCCACCGCGCCTCAGGACGCAGGAAGACCTGCGGCGACTCAAATAAGCTGCAAACCCACATCGTGAAATTGACCCACCAATTGAGCACGCTCGTGCCGCGATGGCCCGAGCGTCGAATTGCGGCAATCTGCACGTGCGACTGTTCATGGTATTTCTTGAAGAACAGCTTGAGAGTCTTCGCATTGTTGGCTTTGTTATGCGCTTCGGCCCAGCTCGCTGGTTGGATGTAAGTGGTGCCCAGGATGCGACTTATATGATCCAAAATCGGATTCTCGATGCAACCCCGGACATCCACATTGCACGTGGTGTCCCACGCTGACCCATCCCCCTCAACGAACGTGCTCCCGAGACGACTGGCCTCGCGGGGCGGCACCATGTGCTTAAGCACCCGTTCCATGGCATCTCTCTTGCACGCGTGTTTGATTGAATGTGATTCCATCACATCAAACAAAATCTCCTCCATGCACTTCACCGATGCCAACGCGAGCACCTGTCCATGGTCCCCGTCAATAATGAGGAACCGCGGTGCCTTGCCCTCGGGCATATGCTCGGGCTTCACAGCCGTTTTGAAACGAAACTCTGGGTCAACTTGTGTTAACAGAGTCTCGAACACGCTTATAAAGCGTTTCTCCCCCCACTTGTTCGAGCGCATCTCAACCAAGTCGAAATGCCGCTCGAACCACGACCGCACGCGATCCTCACTGAAGATGCTCTTGTTGCCCATTGCGGCCCGGACGAAATCTCCAACTTTCTTCTTATCACTTTTCGTCCAGGTGCATGGCCGAGCCTTCTCGGTGAGGCGCTTCTCAATCGCCCGTTCCACGTTGGCCAATGAATTCGTGTACACATTTGGCAGCTCTGAGCTCGGTGCCACCAGGACTCCCACAATTGGCGCCCGATCTTTGGGTCGCTCCTTGTCATGGTCCTGGCCTAGCACCGCAAGCATGAATATGCCGCCTTCGCTGCGGCTGCTATGTGCATAGAAATCATCCAGCTCGTCGCCTATGAACGCTTCCGACGACTGACTGTCGCTAGCCGGCTGCGGGTTCAGCGCCTGCCGTAAAACGGCCCGCGCTTCGACGTAGTACCGACTTGGAGGGTACGGCACCAACAGCTGCATGTACCGCCCGTGTGGCTTCGCGCACACCAAAGCCTCCTGCTCCTCACTGCGCACAGCAAGGTCGCTCACCTCCGGCCATCTGATCCTCCCCTCAGCATCCTCCGACACCGTGGGATCAGCACAACCACCCTCACCACCGGCATCGCACTCGTCCGCGGGCGCCAACGGCTTGTCGCCTCCCCCATTATCACCGGGGTCGGACCCATCATCGCCGTCATCGCCACCCCAAAACAGATTCCGAAGGCTAAAATGCCTCCGTTTGGCCTCCGCTGGGGCGCCTATCCACGTACATTCCGTGCGAAACCTGCCCTTCTTGTATCCACAGCACACCGTGAGCCACGTCGGGTGTTGGACCTGGCAGCCACGCACCCAGCGTACCACCATTTCTGGCGCCAGAATGCGTAAAGCCATGTTGACCAAATCCCCAGTCCTCCACAATCGCGCCGCCGTCTGCTCCATGCTGCCTCGCAGAACGTGCTCCTTCGCGCCCGAGGCAATATTCTGCCGTGCGGTCGCATTCAATGAATTGAGCTCATTCTCTGTGAGGACAATCTCGACGCAGACGAGCTGATCGTCGTCCCACATCCAACCCTCCCGTGGCTCGTGCTCCCAGGTGGTGAGTTTCCACGAACCGGCTCTGGCAGCCGCTGCTTCACGCAACTCCGGCTGCACCTGCCAGGCCCATGTCTCGCTGGACGGGATACTAGCAAGCATCCCCGACAAAGTGTGGAGTGTTAACGGACACCCCTTCCGAGATTAGTGTAGCCCGCCCGGCAAGCCGCCGAACGTCCGGGAATCTATCCCCGAAATTAACCGTGACCGTCTCAAGCGGGAGTCGCTTGAG